AGCCTATGGCATACGGAGGAAGAATAGGCTCAGACTATGTTCCTGCACTTCTAACTCCTGGAGAATTTGTTGTCAATCGTGCAGCAAGCAAGGCTTTTGCACCACTTCTTAATACAATTAATGAGTCTAAGTATCCGTCTATGATTAATAAAAATATTCAGACACCAACCTATACCCCTCCATCATCATCTTTTGCAATGGCGGCACCAGTTAATAATACGTCAATTCTTAGCGATAACTCAAGTACAGTGTATAATTATAGTGTAGGTATTACTGTTGGTGGTACAAATACTAGCCCAGATAATATTGCAAAGGCTGTTTTGGACGAAATTAAATATATTGATTCACAAAGAATTAGGGGGCAAAGAGCATAATGGCAACAGCAGCATACCTAACTGGTAGAAAAAGATATCAGAGGCCACAGGCTGTTTTATGGTCAGATAATGCTGGCACCCTTACAAGCGGTCTATACGTTCCAAATGGCTACGAAGTAGGGGCAGATGTTCCAGACGGAACAGACCCTGATTTAATAGATCAGTTTTTAATACTTTCAGATCATAATCGTGGAGAAATTAGTTTTACACCACAAAGAATAGAGCAAAGACAAAGAACAATAAATGGTCGTATGAGATCTTATCATATTGCAGATAAGATGACAGTTAGTTGGTCTTGGAGTCTTTTGCCATCAAGAGCATTTTTTCAAAATGCAGAGTTCGACCCAGCAACAGGAGTTTCGCCTTATCAAAACTATGTACAAGAATTTACAGCAGACGGCGGTGCTGGTGGAGTAGAAATTTTAGACTGGTATAACTCGCATCCTGGACCATTTTGGATGTATCTTGCATACGATAAATATTCTAATTTTGGTGATGATAATAATGCATTTACACATCTAGGACAGTATAATGAAATTATTCAGGTATACTTTGCAGACTTTAACTATTCCGTCGTAAAGCGTGGCGGTAATAATTTTGATCTTTGGAACATATCGGTAACTCTGGAAGAGGTCTAAATGTTTGTAAATGAAGCATTAAAGACCTATCTTGAAACATCATCGACAGTAAGCCTAAAGTCTTTAGTTCTTGCTGAGTGGAATATGAATATGCCAGATAATATATTTAAAGTTGGCAACTACAGATACCGACCAAATACTCCTGGCTCTGACTTTATAAATCTACCAAATACTTTTGATAGTTTAGATTCTGGCAACTACTACACTGGTGCTACAGATGCCGATGTTGTAATAGATGGAGGATTTACTAATTCAGGAACTCCTCAACAATTTACATTGCCAAAAGAAAAAATGAAGATGATATATTCTTTGGAAGACTGTGTTAAGCCCTTTAGGCCAAGGTCTGGCATTAACAAAACTATGTTTATGAATGGAAGGTATTTAGCAAACTCTGGTGCTGATCTAGCACAAAGACCTAGATATTATATGGCTTCTAGGTATGATCAGTTTAGATATTGGACTTCATATAGAACAGAAAACAATATTGAATATGGCGTAGCAAATCAAATATCTAATTCATTATATTATATTGATGATGCTGTTCCATTTGTTGTTTATAAAAACAATGTGCCAGCAAATAGATTAATTGTAAAAGTTCAAACAAACGTTGGTACTGTTAACCTAGGTCCGTTTACAACTCAAACAGGATCTATAGATGATCCATTATTTGGAGACGCAAACAAAACAACTCCTTTAAGATGGAAAATTCAGTATTTATCTGGAGATAACTGGGTAGACGCAATAACCTTTAACGAAAATAGCACACGTTCAGACGGATCTCCAATTATTGGCCCAGATGGGTATGTAGAGTTACAATACGGATTAATAATTCCAGAAATATACAAAGACATTTTCATATTTGCAGAAACTCTTGCATCTAGCACTCTTCTTCCAGAAAGTTCTATTGTTGGATACTCATACTTAGTTATTCCTAACGAAGGTGACAAAGGAACATTTTATATTTGGACAGGAAATGAATACGAAACTTTTACTCCAAATTATGATTGGTATCTTGGATCAGAAACAGTAGACAGGCTAACAAGTTTTGTAACAGACTTAACAAATCCAGATCAGTTTAATGATGACATAAGCGGTCAGGTTGTATATAGACAATTTCAATATTTGCGTGGTATTAGAGTTGTAACTGAAACAATGAATAAGAGTGATTCAACATTAGATTTGATTGAAATGTCACCTAGACTTATTGCAGATATTTCTGATAAAACTATTGACTACAGAATTACAAAGGTTCTGTCTGATATCGGAATAACATCTTTGCCAGTAGGACAACTATTGGCATCAAATGGAACAATAAGTTTATTTGATGATGATCAAGCATTTAATTCAAATAATACAAATAGTATTGTTGCAAATTATTTAAGAAAAAATATTAAGTTTAATTTTTATGAAATTCTCGTCAATGTTGACGGATTTGATTATTATGTTCCTATTAAAACTCTTTATTCAGAAGGTATGCCGCAAGCAGATATAACTGCTGGAACTATTGAAATTGCTTTAAGAGATTTTTATTTCTTTTTAGAATCAATGAATGCGCCTAGATTATTGATGACACAAACATCTTTAAGTATGGCAATAAGTACTATGTTAGATTTTATTGGTTTTACCAATTATACATTTAAAAGATTGCCTAATGAAAACGATCCAATAATTCCATATTTTTTTGTTGCCCCAGACCAAAACGTAGCAGAGGTTTTAAATCAACTTGCAATATCAACTCAGTCCGCAATGTTTTTTGATGAATACAATAACTTTGTTGTAATGAGTAAAGACTATTTAATGCCAAGCATTGACGATAGGCCCACAGATTTTGTTTTATCTGGATCAAATAATCAAACAGATGAAGGTATTATTGAAAACGCAACATCTGGAAATCTTCCAAACATTTTATCCATATCTTCTGAAGATAAAAAAGTATATAATGATGGACGAATTACTTACACGACAAGATATATTCAAAGATCTTATGGAAGTATTAGAGAAGCAAGCATGGTTGATCGTGAAAAAACATGGATCTATAAACCAGCACTGCTTTGGGAAGTTTCTGGAGATGAAGCAACAAAGACTGTAAATCAGGTTGCAGTGCAACAAGGTAGTTATGTTCTTGGCGCTATGCCACTTAATTCTGATGTTCCTAGCGTACCTCCAACAGTTGTAGGCGGGGTAGTTATAAATAATACGATTGACATAGGTGAAAATGTATATTGGCTAACAAGATTTCAAGGATACCTATACGCTGGCGGAGAAGTTATTAAATATGATGCTGCAGAATTTAATGTAACTGGAACTGGAAATGTTTGGATTAGCAATAACCAAGAATACCAAAAGTACTTTGCATCTCTTCCATTTAATGGAAAAATATATCCTACAGGACTCATTAGAATTTTTAGCACCCCTTATTATGAAACAATAGATGGAGTTTTTAGACTACAGCCAGGACCTGTTTATGAACATGGCAGAGGACAATTTGGAACACCAATAGTTGAGCATACCGCAGGACTAAACAATTATTGGTCAAATAATTCAAGTATTCGTGGTTGTGATATGCAGTCCCAATATTTGTTTACAACGCTTTTAGATGAAGATGTTACAAGGCCTGCTACTACTTTAGGTGCTGCAGGAGTAAACAATGTTCTTGCTCAACAAACAACAAGAAATGGCATTATTAAGAATTTTATGGCAACAAACTATTTAACAGAAACAGATGTTAATTCTTTGAAGTCAACACAAACTGGAACAATACAATCTTCTGCTTTAGTTATGAATGGTCCATCATTTAAAACTACAGAGAATCCATTAAATTTTGTTTCTTATGTTTATAAAAATCTTGATAACGCATATAAAAACTTTGGAACGAGAATCAGAATAATTGGAAAAATTGAAAATAATGAAACAAGAGGCCAAACACCGATTGGATCAACTTCATATTATCAGGTAAATAACGTTCAGCCAAATCAAAATGTAAGCATTGGCGGAGGTTCTGGAGGAATTGCTGTTCTTCTAAATCCAGAAACAAATAATGGATATTATTTTGAAATTGTTGCATTAACAGAAACTAATGTTGAATCATATTTAAAAATAAATCAGGCTGGACAATCAGAAATTAATTTAAACAATGTCGTATTTTATAAAATTAAAAAAGACTCTTCAAATAATAATGCAATACCAATCAAACTGTGGGGAGGCTTGGCAAGCATTATTGTAGACGATGGAAGATTTACTGGCCAATACAGAATGGCTGGAGAGGAAAAACCAACGGTCTATGACCTAAATGTTGAATATCAAGATATTGGTACAACAAGACGTTTTTATCTTTATATAAATAACAAACTCATAAAGGTTGTAGATGATACAGATCCTCTTCCTATCTATAACAACATGGCACTTTTTGTACGTGGATCTTCAAGATGCATGTTTGAAAACATTTATGCAATTGCTGAAAACTATTCTCAAAATACAGTTTTCACTGTTGGAGAAACCTTGGCTGATGTTTTTGGAGATAAAACTATAGATGCAAATGAGTCATTTAGAAAATATGCTATGAGTGGAATTATTCAGGGTACCTATTTATCGGGTATTAGTTCAGAACAACCTCCAAAATATAATATGTATTTTGATGAATTTGGAACAATAATGAGAGAGTGTTCTTATTTTGATATTAGATATGACAGAGCATATCCAGCATTATATGCACAACTATCGCCAACCTTCAATAGAATAAAGGGATATTCAGTGTCTGGGTTTCAGGCTGATTCTTATGGTGCAGAGTTTTTGATATTTAATTCATCAGACAAGGCTTTAATTCTTGATGAAACTAGTGGAAACTATTTAAGAATTCAAGGAGTTACATTTACCCAAGATACTACGTATCAATTAACAGTTGACGAGTACTTCAATAAAGTAGGAAATCTTTCTGACCCCCCATTTAGCGGTAGTGCACTGGTTTATTCACCTTTAGTTGAAAAAGCAAAGTATGACAATATTAAACTGAGTCGCATGGTATACGGAAAAAATGATTTTAGTTTGGATACCCCTTACATTCAAACACAAGATGATGCTGATGCTCTAATGGGATGGATAATCAACAAGGTCATGGTTCCTAAAAAATCTATAGGTCTTAGTACATTTTCTATACCAACTCTTCAACTTGGAGACATAGTTACAATTAATTATCAAAGCAGCGACGGTATAAATTTAGTAGCAGATCCATCAGAAAGATTTGTAGTATACAATATAGAATATTCCAGAACTAATACAGGTCCAGAGATGACTTTATATTTGAGTGAGGTATAAAATGGCTACCCCAGAAGAAAATTTACAGGCAGCGCTTGATAGAGCAGCAAAGGCAAGATCAGAAGGCAACATGGCCCGTGCTGCAACATGGGAAGCATCTGCAAATAGATATAGAGGAATTATAGATGCAAAACAAAGAATTGCTACTGCTAAAGCAAATTTAGAGAAAATTAAAGATAGGCTGGAAAAGTCTACATCTGATTCAGTTACTCCTGTAATACCTGTTACACCAGTAATTCCAAAAGTAGTTACAATTCCACCAAAATCTCAAGTAGATGGTAATACATCTTCAGCATCATCTACTCCATCATCGACTCCAGCAACTCCAACTCAGGCGCCAACTCAGACTCCAACAACGACAGTAGCACCAACTCCATCACCAACTCCAACAACTCCGTCAACGGTATCTGCTACACCATCTACAATTAGTCCAGCAACACAAAGTTCTCCTCCACCACCAGTTAAAACCGCACCAATAGATACAATACTATTTAATGATGATGTAGTTCCAATAGAAATAATGGCAGATTTAATATTTGAAAATATTGGTGGACAAGAATTAATTAATGTTGCTAGAAATGATACTGTTAATGGGCAAACAATTATTTATCAACCAATCAAAAATTTAACAAGTATTCAACAAGAATATAATCCAAATAATATTGTTGCACTCCAGGCAACATCTGACAAATATTTTGAAAATTTTGCAATTAAGTTTGACACTAAAGTTCCAGAGGCAGGTACTGGAGAAAATGGAGCACATGTTTACATAGATCCAGAAACAGGGTCTCTTGTAGTAGAGGCTATCAATCTTGATCCAGATGAGCAAATAGAACTAGAAATAACGACTAGTGGTACAATATATGAGGCGGACATATGATAACGAATACTGGAAAAGACATTATTGGCAAATATATGCTTGGTCAAGCACCAGCATATGCTTCGTATATTGCCATAGGATGTGGAGCACAGCCACTTGCTACTGCTGACCCATACGGAGACTATTCTACAAAACAAAACCTTGACTTTGAAATGTTTCGTGTTCCAATTTCTTCAAGAGGATTTGTTAATGAAAGCGGTACAGAAAAATTAGTTCTTACAGCAGAACTACCAACAGAAGAAAGATATGAAATATCAGAGGTTGGATTATATTCTGCAGGATTTAATCCAGCAGCAGGGGCATTTGATAGCAAAACGGTTTTTGCTTTTACTCAGGGAGAAAACTGGCAATATCACACGTCAGTTGCAGCAACATCAATTCCTACCATTACAGAGCCATTGGACGATCCAAACGATGACAACATTATTGCAACCACAGACTTAGTTTTTCAAACAAACTCAGATAACTCAATATTTTATAAATCCCCTCGTCCAGAAAGATATGAGCGTTGTAGATTTTTAAATAATATTATTTTAATTCGTGGCGATGATGCTGATCTAACAATAGACCCATCTACTGGAAGTTCTGGCGGTCATTTTGTAGTAGAGCCAGGATCAAACCATATTCATCTACTAAGTCCAAATATTGATTTTAATAGAAACTCCCCAATTGATGAGTTAAGATTTGCTTTTTCTTTAATTAGTAAAGATGGAGATTCTACAGATGTTCCAGACACAGTCAGAATATTGATTGAATTTTCTGAAACAGATATAGAAAATGTAGGAGAGTTTGCTAGATTTGAAATAGAACTAGAAAACGGCAGCGGTACTGGTGGAACGTATGACTTTTCTACTAATAGATATTTTGTAGTAAAGTCACAACTACAAGAACTATATCAGACACAAGGCTTTACCTGGAACGCCGTAACTGTAGCAAAAATATATGCATCAGTTATTGTTGATGATCTACCATCAGAAGATTACTACATTGCGCTTGATGCTCTTAGACTAGAAAATATTGCAACTACAAGTCCTCTATATGGTCTTACTGGATATACTGTTGTAAAAAATACAGATGCTGAAACTGTTGTAAAAAATCCTAACACTAGCAATTATATAGAATTCAGATTTATTATTGGGGTAACCTAATGACAGATCCAACAATTAAAAAACTTATAGTTCCTATTTCTGAACTACCACCTATAAATTCAGAAAATGAAGGGTATACAATAAGATATAGGTTTGTTTCAACAGATAAAAATAGAACATCTCATTGGTCTCCTATATATCTAGTACAGCCAGGATTTACTTATGAAACTGGCGATATTGTTTTTCATAAAGCGGGAAGCATTGCACAGATTGTTTGGGATTCTGTAGAAATAACAAAAATTGATGGACCTAATACTTATTCTATTTCAAAAGCACTTGAGTATGATATTTGGGTTAGATGGGACCGTGGCGCAGGCGATGGTGATTGGTTATATAAAGAAAGATTAGAAACAACATCAATTTCTTTACCAATACCATCCACATATACAGTCAATGGTGTAGTTCAACCTTCTCCACCAAATAGGCTTAGTGTTGAAATTTATTTAAAAGGATATCCAATCGAAAGAGCAGATGGTCCAGTTGGTACACCATTTTTAAAAATGTATGTTCTTACCAACGAAACAGTCTAATGATATAATGGAGAGATAATGGCAAAAGTACCACTACCAGAACGAGGGCAACCTCTAGACGTAACATATATTTATCAGTTAGCAGATACTGTAAATCAGTTGGCTACTCAGGTATCGTCAGCAACATATAACTATACAACTGTTGATACCGTAAGTGCTGGAAAACAAAATATCAAAACATCCGAGGCACGTTTAATTGGTGGCTATATAGAAGTTGCAAATAATTCAACAGTCAGTGCTGGCAATGAAAAAACATTTTCGTATGATTTTCCATCTGACTTTAAGTATGCGCCAATTGCTACTGCGACAGCAGTAAATATTGGAAATACTCCAGCGGGGCAAAATGTTACAGTAATTTTAAAAACTGTAACAACATCAAGAATAGAAGGAATTGTTAGATTTGGTGCATCAGGCAATTTATCTTTGGCTGTTCACCTAATCGCTATTGGAATTCCTAATTAAGGGGAATCAGTTAAATGATTTATTGCAGTAAATGCAAGGGTAGAATGTTTATTGATAGACAATACTCTAGCGAAATGCATATTGAAACATATTGCATTAGTTGTGGTACCAGAAAGTTTTATCATCCACCATCACAAAGTAGGTACGGTCAATGGCTTTTGGACCTAGAAAACTTGAGAGCAAAGACTACAATAACCAGCCTATAATTCCAGGCAATAAAACTATCTGGTTTTTAAATGGCGATCTTGTAAGGCTTCATCATAGTTCAAGATCTACTGGTATGGTAACTGTTTATAATATTACAAAAGATAGATTAGAAACTTGTTTTCGTATTGACTTTAGAAAAAACAGAGAAAAGGCATATACTGTAGCAGAAACTGCACGACTTGTCAATAGGCACCGCAAATATTTTCCATCTCTAATTAAACGAGGAGTTATTCCACCACCAACAGGTGCACAAGTTGGCGGTACACGAGGATGGCAAATAAGAGCATACTACTCTGAGTCGCAATTAAAAGAGATACGTGATATACTTGCAAGTATACATTTCGGTAGACCAAGAAAAGATAATTTAATAACAAACAATATGACTCCTACAACACAGGAGTTGACACGTAGAACTGGCGATGGTATACTGGTTTATACAAGAACTGAAGATGGTAGATTTATACCAGTTTGGTCTGAGAGCATAAATTAACCTTTGAAGGGGGTAAGCAGTGGAAGAGCGTAATGAAACACAGGTATCTGTAACACTTGGATACACACTTAATTTAGGAAACTTTCAATCTTTGCGAGTAGATCTTGGCGTTGTTGATCATGTTCGTAACGGCGAGACTACAAATGAAGCAATGGATCGTGTATACGATTTTGTTGAGGCAAAGGTTATTGAGAAAGTTCAAGAAGCCAAAGCAGAGATTACAGAAGAGTAATTGTGGCAGACCGCAAAGACCGCATGGCTTTGCTCAGTCGCTACAATAAACTTCATTTGCAGAGATACGAGCAAAAGTCTAATCTCAATCTTAATGTTGAGCAGTGGGCTGCAGATGCCCTTGTAGAATCTTATGGGCTTGCTGCTTGCTATGATTTATTACAATATTATTTTGATATAGTACAGCATCCAACATGGAATTTTTTTGCATACAACGCACAACAAATTCTAAATGGTAGAATGGCTACAGAACAAGATTTACAAGAAAGAGCAGAGCGTAGAAAATTGGCTAGGAAGTGGTTGAGTGAGTAATTCAGAGGCAAGAGTAATAAGTGCAGTATTAGAAGATAAACAGATCCATGTTTTATTGCAGGCCAACATAGACGGACTTCTAAGAACACATAATGATGTTTGGAATTTTATCAAGAGATATGCAGAAAGCAATGGGACTGTTCCGCCATCCTCTCTTGTAGTTGAAAAGTTTAGAGACTTTGCTCCTGTCTCTGGGGTAGGTACAACAAAGCATCATTTAGAAGAATTGCAAGCAGACTATTTAAATGATAGCCTTAAAGATATTATTCGCAATGCTGCCACAGACGTACAGGGTGGTCAAGGCGTAAAGGCTTTAGAGCAATTAATTACAAAAACTTCTGAACTAAAGAAAAATACATCTGCTATTCGTGATATTGATGCTACTGATATTCAGTCTGCTATTACATATTTTGAAAACGTAAAAAAGCAACAAGAACTTGGCAAAATGGGAATTAAAACAGGCTTGCCAGGATTTGACAATTACCTTCCTTCAGGAATTATGCCAGGGCAATTGGGGATTTTCCTAGCATATCCAGGCATTGGCAAGTCCTGGCTTGCTCTTTACTTTGCCGTACAGGCATGGAAACAGGGCAAGACACCAATGATCATAAGTCTAGAAATGTCTGAGACAGAAGTGCGTAATCGTGTATTTGCGATTATGGGTGAAGGGCTATGGTCACATCGTAAAATATCTAATGGAGATATAGAAATTGATATGCTTAAAAAATGGCATGACAGCAAACTTGCTGGCAAACCACCATTCCATATCATTTCAAATGATAGTGGTGGAGAAATTAATCCATCAGTAATTCGTGGAAAGATTGATCAGTACCGTCCAGATTTTGTGATTGTAGATTATCTACAATTGATGGCACCAAACCAAAAGTCTGACAATGAAACAGTGCGTATGAAAAATCTTTCTCGTGAACTTAAACTAATGTCTATTAGTGAAGAAGTTCCAATTATTGCAATATCTTCTGCAACACCAGATGATGTTACAAATATGAGCACAGTTCCAACTCTTGGTCAAACTGCTTGGTCACGTCAAATTGCATACGATGCAGACTGGGTTTTAGCACTTGGTAGGGCAACGAACAGTGATATAATTGAATGTGCATTCAGAAAAAATCGTAACGGATTTATGGGAGACTTTTTAATACAAGTAGATTTTGACAAGGGATATTACAGATACAAAGATTACGAAGACAAAAATGGCTAAAGAGATATATACAACACAGCAGATACACAGAGTACTAACAGGCGCAGGAATAGATATAGAAGCCGAATACGGTACCGACTACATTGTATTCTGCCCATACCATAACAATAATCGTACGCCTGCTGGCGAAGTATCTAAAGAGTCTGGATTGTTCTTTTGTTTTGGTTGTCAAACTACAAAAAATCTAACAGAATTAATTATGCATACCACTGGTAGGACATACTTTGAGTCTATTAGATATATTAAAAGTAAAGAAACACAGACTGATCTTGAGGCAGTAGTTAATAAGGCCTTATATGCAGCACCAGATTTTATTCAGTATGATGAACTATTAATTAAAAGACTAAACAAGCAGGCTTTAGAGTCACCAAGAGCCATGTCATATTTTAATGGCAGAAGAATTACAGAACAGTCAGTTGTTAAGTTTGACCTAGGATTTTCTGAAAAACAAAACTCTGTAACTATTCCTATGCAGTCTCCAGACGGTATGACAATTGGGTTTGTTGCTAGAACTATTGAAGGTAAAGAGTTTAAGAATACTCCAGGACTCCCAAAAAGTAAAATATTATTTAATTTGCACAGAGTAAAGTCATCAAAGGTTGTTTATATTGTAGAATCA